GTTGTCTGAGTTGCTCGGCGTTTTGCTGGCATCTTGAGTAGTTTGTGATGATTCCGACGAGGGCTGTAGTGTCTGCAATTCCTGAGGGGCTCGCATCAGAAGCTCTGGTGGAGTCGGCATTACCGGATGTGGCACTAAGGTCGTGCGTGTACACCCAGCCGTTAGACATAACGTGCTGACTAGGAACAGTGTTTTTAGCGGAGTCAAGGTATACATATTCTTTCTCTCTAATTGTGTTTGTTCTATCAACATACTCGGTAACTACCTCAGTAGAAATTGCAGAATTCTTCCTCTCCAATTCCGCGATTTGCTCACTCTTTTGTGCAGAGTAACGAGCCAATTCAGCTTCAGCATAAGCAGATCCTTTCATATAACCAAAGACGAACACGCCAACCAAAGCCGCGCCGATGGCAAGCAGTTTGTATGGCAGTGGGATCATTCCAAACATATTACTTCTTCATAAACCTATTGAAAGTCATAACGTTTTTCTTTTTCTTTCTTACAGGCGGTTCACCTTGTAAGCCTGCAACTTGCCCAGAACCAACAGAATTCACTGCTGCTTCTTCTTTAATGCGACCTACTTTTTGATTAACAGCAGCCATAAGTTTCTTATGATCTACGCCTGCCACGCGAGCTGCATGAACTACGTGGCTTTTGCTAAGATTTTGTTTGTCGCGCTTTATCAACGAATCAGCATACTTGTCTATGTTTACTTCTTCGCTCATCTCGCCTTGGAGATAGTTCGAAGCCGTCGAGATATAGTCTTCGGCCAGCGTGATCTTCGACTGAACCCATTCAGGAAGATTCGTATCTACCTTCAGCATATCATGCATGCGCTGAGCATTGGCAATGATAGACTTCAGTTGCGACATGGCCATGTCGCCTTCGTAGTCGTATTCTTGCTTCTCTTTATTGGCCATTAAATCTTCCTTAGTTTTTGTGCTATGACTTCGTCTGCAACAATATCATTGGTTAGAATAGTTTTATTATCTATGCCTATATTCGGTATCTTCTCAGGAAGTCTTCCTAATAAAATAATGAACGGCTTCAACATATGGTGATAGCCGTCCAATTTAAAGAAGAGTAATCTTGTAGCTTCGTTACCAAATACGTTGTACAGAACAACGAGATGGTTGACGATTAATCTATCTTTTAATTCTCCGGACTCTTCATAGCGATTAAGCAATCTCTTAATATATTTGAATCTGGCTAAGTCTTCGTAAAATTCAAGATCCTCAAAACATTGCGGATTATCATAACACTTAGCAGCATATATCAAGAAATTGGAATCATCAAGTTTTTCAATCATTAGGCAATTCTTACTTTTACGCTCCCATCGGCCGTATAATACGCTTGGCCGAGTGCCACTCCATTAGTATTTGCTACTGAATCGTTGGCGAATGGTCCTTGAAACATAGCTTTACGAAGGGTTGAAAGCGTAGCGTTCTTGGTCGTGTTAGCGGAGACATCCTCTACAATGAAGAGGTCTCCGCTAGCGATCGACGTGTTGGCCGTGCCAATCGAATTTAGTTCAGGTATTTTCTTGGCACGATCACTCATTTTTTATCCTTATGCGTCAGGAAGAATTGTATCGTCAGATGCATCAGTCGAGAACGTTCCACCCATTGCTACGAGTGTTTCATACTGAACGCGACCTGCGCGACCGCCTGTACCAACTGTACGAAGAACCCAACCAGTATGTGCTGCACCCTTGGTGTAACCTGTTTCTGTGAGTTCAGCTACAGCTGTTGCAGTTTCACCTTGAAGCGTAGCACCGCCAGCAGTCGTGTTATCGCCGCTTGCCTTTGCAAAGTTGATGTTTGCTGTGTTAGGCTCATCTGAAAGTTTGATGCCCGACGTATTAGCAAAGCTAACATAGTATGGACGGTTGTCAGCTAGAGTTGCTGGTGTTGATGTGGCGTTACCAGCATATACAAGCTTATCGCCAACTGCTAAGAACGAGTTTGCTGACGAGATAGCAATGAACGCACCAGTTGTTGTGTTCGGAGTAACAGCAGTATTACCGTTGAAGATAATAAGAGCTGGTGCAGCGATTGTTACTGCTGGTGCAGCGGTGTAACCGCGAATAGCTGTGCCGTTTGCTGTCAGCGTAGTTACTTTACCTGCTGCTACAGTTGAGTTAGCAACAAGGGTATTTGCACCACCAGTCGTGTTAGCTACTGTGACCGCAGCGTTAGCGGCATAACCTGAACCAGCATTCGTAATAATATATTGCTGAACTGCTGCATTGCCAGAAACGCGAATTTCTGTAGCATCAAGACCGAATTGGCCTACTGCTTCGCCAGCAACAAATGCGCCGACAGTGGTGTTACCAAACAGCGCTGTTTGGTTTACTGTGTTAGGTGTTTTGTTCACTGCAGTTGTGGCCCATAGGACCGAGTTTGCAGCATCGTCTGTATTGCCCCATTGAGCCATCTTAGTTTCTCCTAAAGATTCTTTGTTTTATTTATCATTCTTCGGATGTAAGCATATCAATCATGTATGCTGACATTTTTTTATTAAACTTTTTAGGTTTACCATTATGAACGACAGTGCCTTCTTCCATCTGTGCAACTTTTGGTAAAGGCTCAGCTTTTTCGTTTTCAACAACCGTATTTTTTACTATAAAAGTTCCGACATTAATTGCCATGATACACCTTATACGTGCTTCATTAGTTGTTCGTGTGAGTGGCCGATCTTCTTTTGGAAGTCTTCTTTCTCATTCGGTTTCATGCCCGCATATTTAGACAGAAGCTTTGCAGCATGAGTACCAGAAACATGCTTCGAGTCACCATGTGTAAAGTGAATCGTGCTGCCACCTAGCATCGATGTTTTAGCTTTTTGTAGCTGATTCATGATGTGCTGACCAGCTTCAATCTTTGGCTTCTCAAGAACTTTATTCTTCTGAAGAGCTTCGATCTTCTTCATATGCTCAGGATTATTATGCATCAGCTTTTCTTTTGTCTTCGGATGGATCGTGAAATCCTTGGCACCAGCCTTCTTAGGACGACCGCGTGCTTCAGTGATTTCTACTTCTTCGAACATGTCATTGTTCAGAGAGTCGATGAAGTCTTGCTCTTCCTTAGTCAGCTTATTGACGGCGAGTTTGATACCCTTTTCGCGCTTGCCCATATCCTTAAAGTTCTTGCTTGACTTTTCGTCTGCAGCAATCTTCAGACCAGCAGTAACACCTTGACTACCCATTTTTGTAGCAGCCTTGTTGATGTAACGACCCATAGTTGCCTTCGATAGTTCATCGATCTGTTCGGCATCTTCTGAAACAATACGAGCCGACTTCGTTGACGAAAGACTCTTATAATGGTTTAGAGCTTTAAAAGCATTATCAGGATGAACAGGAACCTTTTTCTTTTGACCAGTAACGGCGTGTGTTACTTCAATGTGTTGGTCGCCAGAAGCTTCCTTGGTCAGTTTATTGACTGCAGTTGAAATACCTTTATGACGCTTTGATAGCTTCTTTTCGAGTCTGTTGTATCTTGGACTACCGAGATCACCATGGTGTGCACCCTGTCTATAAGAAGCCATATCAATAGAATCTTTGGCTTTGTTGATGTAACGACCAAGTGTTCCCTTCGAGATCTCATTGATCGGCGCTGCTGTATCGCACTGACCGCAACAATCAGGAGTTCCGCAATTGGTATGCTCTACATCTTCATTGGCTTTCTTAGCCTTTTCAATTGTTTTGAGCGCACGCACAGTGCTCTTCATATCTTTATTCATCTTGTCAAAAGACTGCGGCTTCTTTAATTTGCTGGATTTGCCGTCTGGACTAATATCATAATCTCTTTCACGCTTTCCTTTTAGGTAACGATGCGCCATATCAGATGAGATCTCATCGATCTGTTCTGCATCTTCCTTGACTGGCTTCTTTTCTTTTGCCATCATGTCGCGAATCTTCTGTGCCGTCTTCTTGTTAGCTTCAGTCGGCTCATCAGCAGTAGGCATATAGCCTTCTTTCTTCATCTCATCTTCATCTTCATCATCTTCTTCTGCTTCGCACTTTGGGCATTCGCAATCGGCTGGGCACTTCTTGGCTTCACCAAGTACTCCGCGTACTGTGTCGAGAAGATCAGCACTGAAATCTGCAATTTTCTTAGTTAACATCTTTTGCTCCGTTAATTTAAATCTATTTATGAAATGTTATTTCATCGATGCTTTGAGCATCCATGCATGTTTGTTGTGCTGATCGAGTCTCTCTTCGAGGAAGTTAACGAGACCGTTTTCATTGTACTTATCTGCTACGTCTCTTGCTGCTTGTACAGAAGCCAGTACTTTGGCATTGTCTGAAAACAAGTTGGCAACCATCTGTTCAGGCTTAATGATAAGAACTTCGTCTTGAATAGTTGTCAATTCTTTAAAACGACCGAATGCTGCAGGAGCATATGCATTCTGTGCACGAATCTCTTCGGCAAACGTGTCGATAGCTCCACCTACTTCTTCGTAGATCTTACCAAAGAACTCGTGGTACATCGCAAAGAATGGACCTTCGACATTCCAGTGATAGTTCTGTGCCTTCACATAGAAAGCATAAGTGTCAGCGAAGGCTACCTTCAGCGGGTTTGTAATCTCTTCCATCAATTGCACTTCCATCTACGAAGCGACATCGCCTTGCGAGTCGGTCTACCTTTTTCATCTTTCATCGGACCTTTGACGCCGCTCATACGAGCACAGAAAGACTTACGTCTACCTGCATCTTTGGATCCGGGTTTTACTTTTCCAGTCACAGCAGTCTGAAGCTTGGATCCAGGATTCTTGGCACGATAGGCTTTTACACCCTTCGCTGTCATACCTGCACCCTTCTCGGTGGCAATGAAGTGGCCTTTCGAATCTTCGCCACGCTCAGTGATGAATTCCTTAAATCCGATCATTCTGCGTCCCTCTCGATATCAACTTCGCGACGAACTTTTCTCCAAGCCCATCCCTTTGGTGTGCGAACCTTTACCATACGAAAGTCTGATTTGGTTTCTTTCTCTTCTTCTACTACGCTCGGATGCATCTCGAATCCTGGCTTGATGAAGATACCGCATTCATTAGCAGTCAGACCTACACCGATACCAGCTGCGAACTCGATGTTGAACGACTCGTTCAGATCTGCTTTTTCTTGACCAGGAGTTTCTTTCTGATACTTCTTGACAAGCGATTTTGTACCGACTTCGCGTTGTGCTGGAGTATCTTCTTTCAATCCAAACGCAGCATCTACCTTCTTATGGCCATGCTTATTACGCAGGTAGTGTGATATTGCATGATCTTTTGTTTTGAATTCAGAAGTATCAACTACTTTGCTTTGTTGCTTAATAAGTCCATGCAGAGTTTTAATATCGTGCTTTTTTAATGAGTCGTATTCTTTTACAATCGGATGCTTTTCAGCAGCTTCTGAAATACCAGCATGCTTATGAGCAGAAGCCTTGAAGTCCATGCCAAAGTATTTTACCTTGCCATGCTTGTTCGAAGCTTTCCAACCGCGCTGCTGAGTGCTACCCTTTTCTGTGAAAGGCTTGACGTATGGCGTATTGTTCGACTCGTCGATGACCTTCTTCTTGATCTGGTCTTGAGCAATACGAATCTGTTGTGGATCAGCGTCAGTTTCTTTTTTTGTATGCATCTTATGACGCTTGATATACTGAACTTCTTGACGCTCTTGTGTACCAGTTTCTTTGTGCGCGGCGGTTCTTACGCCGACATATTGCACTTTACCGTGTCTAGCTGTATCAGCAACCTTGTTGCCTACTTGATCTTCGACTGCTTCAGATGCTGATCTAAAACCTGCTGCAGTCGGTGCGCCCTTCGATCCAGGCTTACGCATACGTTCGCCAGATCCAGCTTTAATTCTCTTACGCTTGGCATGAATGTTAGCCCATAGGCTTTCATTGATATCAGATTCACGAAGATCCTTATCAGCGCCGTGATAAGTGCCTTTGCCCTTTGTGATGTAAGAGTTTACGCGAGCCATACCCCACTGCTGAGGTGTAGTTCCTGGGCGGTGACCGCTGTTCCAAGCAGCAACACCGCGAGCATACACTTTCTTCAGAGTGGATAAGGAAACGCCTGACTTCTTTGCCTTTGCAGCAAGACCGTCAGCTGCTTCGTTAACCATCTGTTCGATCTCTTCACCATACATCGCTTTATATTTCTTTGTATGTACAGATTGTGGCATATCTTTCTTACGAGCTGCCTTGTCACCAGGCGCATCTTGATATGCACGTGGATCTCGATCAGAATACTTTTCCATCTTCTTCCAATGGGCTTCACGAGCCTTGGCAGTCGAAGCACTCAAGCCAGTATGATAGGCCTCGAAGACACTATCAAGCTTGTCGTTGACTTCTTTCTCTTCGCGAAGATCTGCATCGAGTGTCCATGCTCTGCCTTTGGCGATATAGCTATTCACTCTTGAGAAAGAGAATTGTTCTTGTGTGGTTCTACCGTCGTCTTCCCACGCAAAAGAACCGCGCTCGAACACCTCTCTGAGGGTCGAGAACGGTATGCCGGTCTTCTCGGCTTTTTTCATGAGGGTTGACGTTGCTACGTCTTCTGGAAGGACCGCGCTTAGCAGTCTCTTCAGCGTGATACCCATCGAGTTATTATTCTCGTTGAGGGCATCGATAGAATCGTTGATAATGTCAACGAGTTGCATAGAAGTCTTATTATCAAGACTCTCTACGATTGTATTGAATTCTTCGTTTACTGGAGCGGCAGTCGCATGTTGTAGCTTTGCTCCCGATTGGAATGAAGCGAGACGATTTACCTCTGCTTTACGAAGGGCAGGTAGAAGGCGAGCAGCTAATCTTCTGATCAGCTTGACCTTCTTATCGACTACCTTATCGACTTGAATCTTTTCAGACGTAGTGAGCTCGGTATAAGGTGTTCCCTTACGAGCTGCAAACCTCATCTTGACAATGTTTCTTGCTTTGACAATTGCTCGAGCCTTCAGCTTCTCATCTGAGGCAAGCTTATGTTTCGAGACTTCTTTGGCTCTCTGCATCTTCGGCTCTTTAGCTCTCAAGATGCGAGCTCTGCGTTGGCGCTGAACGAGTGTCAGTGCTTTCTTCTCAGCTAAAGTGTCAGTTAGGACTACGGTATCCTCGTTGTGCTGGCGATTGCCGAGACCTTTGAGCTGAGGACGGATCTCGATACCATCAAGTGGTTTGCCAGTTACAGATGTGCCGGTTGGCTTTTTTAACTGCTTCGTATCAACCGGTTTCTTATTCTTATCTTCCATCAGAGTTTCCCTTGGGCTTATCTGTTAAACAAACGGGATTGCCGTAGCCTAACCGCAAATCTATTTATAATAAATCAACCGCCACCCAAGGAATCTTTGATAAGAATTAAGTCAAATGCTGCTGTATAACGACCATTATTTGAACGAGTAACAATTCTCACGTCGATGTCAGATTTTGCAGGAATTGCAATAGGAGTAGAAAACTCGTAAAGATATTGACCGCCTGCACCTGAAACTTCGAAAGAATGTCCTACTCTAAAAGACGATTGACCGAAGTAACGAATGAACATGTCTCCAGTCCCATCGGCACCAGCCTGAGATGTTGCAGTACCCTTGATAATATATCCAGTGTGTCCAGCTGGAATAGTATACACTGCCATCAAAGTTTGGCCTTTACCAGCAGTGATAGCTGCTACTGTCGTACCATTTCTTTTAATAGAAATTAAACCAACGTTTGTAGTTCCATCGACCACGAATGCTCTGAATATACGGATGAAAGAGTTTGTAGAAGCATTGCCAGTTGCATTAGTAAGAGTAATGGTTTCAGTGAGAGCATTATAACTGGAATCGAGGCCTACTACTGTGATCTGTTTATTAGCATCTGCAGCATCAGCACGATCAATAGTGATAGTTCCTGCTGTGGCCCATGCAGACCATGGATAGACAGTATCTCCGATATCCCATACCGTGCCTGTGGTATTAGTACTCATGGATGGAACTGCACCAAACTTATGCACAGCGCTAGTGCCTTTTACAAGGCCTCTTGCAATATTGAGGAACAGATTATCCATTGGGAAATATTGCGGCATCAGCTAATCCAGTTTTTAAATCTTGCGATGAACGATTCGTGGATACCCATACCCTTGCGAACATCGTGGTACAGTTCGTCTTTATGTGCTTTACTCATGCCGGATGGAGCCATCTTGTGGAATGATTCTTTATCACCGGATGTGGCATGCTTACGCATAGTAGTACCAGAAGCAGATTCGATTCCACCGCCGCCTTCTTTGCGCTCACCGCCTACAGACTTTACTTTAATACTCTTAAAGTTATAGTGGCCGTGCTTCAGATCTTGACCATTATATCTGTGCAGTAGATCATGAAACTCTTTGACACGATCAGAACCAACGTGCATAGTCACGTGTGTGTAACCTTGCTTATGCAGCTTCGACATCTGATGAAGCAGAGTCGGATGTTCTTTCGTCATCGCCTCGACATGTGCACCTTTGACAGCACGAGAAAGATGCTTGACCTTCTGCTCAGGAGTCAGAGGATTCTTCTTGGCATCATGTGATCCGGTTGTCAAGATCTTATGATCTGCACCTTCTTTCTTGGCTGCGTCCATCACATGCTTGACAACCATTTCATGGCCGGCATGAACAGGATTGAATCGTCCTTGTGTGATGTGAATAGACTTCATACTGTTTTATCCCTGTTGAAATTGGCAGCCGAGAATTCAGCACGATCTACGATTTTAGTAGGACGATTATGTCTGACTACTACGAATCCTTCAGGCTTTGACTTCTTACCGTTGATGCTATGATCGAACTCAGCACTACTCGAAAGAGTCTTCGCAAGGATATCCTTTGCTCTTTGTAGATGCTTGTGCTGGTTCAGAACGTTTTCGAAGTGAGCACGATTACGTTGAACGTGACCGATGTCTGATTCCATAGCCGCAGTCTTAGTTGCCTTCGATGCTGCTGTCTTTACACTTTCGATTTTTTTCTGATGAGACTTCATGTAATGGTTCATGAAACCTTCTACATTAGGCTTAGTGCCAGTACGAACCGTATGATTGATGTAAGTCTTCAAAGGAATTTCGTGGCCCTTCAAAGATTCATAAGTTTCAGGCTTTGCCTTTTTATTGTATGCAGCAGCTGCAGTCATAGCCTTTGCAAAGCGTTCGCGATGCTGGGGAGTAAACTTAATGTTATCGAGATGATGCTCTGTCGAAATCAGATGCACGTCTTTGTGCAGTCCAAAGTCATCTAGCTGAGCACCATGTTCGGCTTGCATATCCTCGAGGTTCTTGCCGTTATACTTTGTATGTACAGCGACACCAACCTTGGCATTCAATGCGGCTTTACCGTGCGGAGAGTTTTTGCTAGCAGAGTAAGTGATAGTGTTAGGCGTAAAGTGTACACGACCATCAGATTCATGTACATCGTCAGGAGTATGCATGATATCTCCTTGGAAAACACCCTTCTTCGGTGTCACCTTCGGAAGATGTTGCAAAGCTGCTTTCAACTTCGACACGAGGCCAGGAGCATGTCCATGGTTACGCTGAATATCTTCTTCTGTATAGTTGATCTTTGGATTCTTGTTAAAGACAGACTTTGATGCTACGAAGAAACGACCAGTTTCAGGATGGCGACCGAATACCACAGAAGGAGAACCATCATACTTCATGGTGATTCTTGTGTCGTTCTTCTTTCCTGTCAACTTATCATGCACATCTTTCAGATTGTGATAGGCATGAGAAAAGCCTTCGTGACCAGCATTGATCACGTGATCTTCAGCATGCTCAAGATGCTTCAGTTTGCTTTCATCAAGCTCTTCTGCAAGGAAATTTCTAAAACTTGTCATCGTACTGTTTTTACCGATCCATCAGGATTTACAAAGAAGGCTTCGAACGTAATGTCAGGAAATTCCTTCTTCAAGGAAAGAAATGCCTGAAGATTGCTAGGAGCATCATCAAACAACCGAAGCTTTACGTAGTTCTTAGTATTTATATACTTTCGAAAGATGATCTTCTTGGCTTCTGCCGAAGAGTCGATCTTCAAGTTGCCGGCACGTTCGACATGGATATTATCGATAGGCAGACCATGATCTCTGAACGTCTGAAGGAAGATATCCTTGTTATCGAAGTCAGCTCGTGCTGTGCAGATAATCACTCGACTATGAGGATTCTTACGAGAATTGGCAAAGATAGCTTTCGTTTTAGCAACCATACGAGTGATAGGTTTCGATGACTTGCGGAACACTTCTGCGTTAGCAAACTCTCCGAAATCGTAGGTTTCACCCTTCTTACGCTTGTAAGTATTGAACTCTTGGTTGTCTAGCATTCGAACAACCTTGCCATCTTTCACAACAGCAACCTTTGCATATGTATGGAACAGCGTCTCATCGATATCGAATATCGTGAGTGTACCTGAACCAACAAACTCTCTGAATCGTTTTTTTATCATAGTTTACTCTACTATAGTTTCGATAAAATGTACATGCTTTATTTCGAAAACGGATTTATTTTTCCTGTAGTTCCAAGAACGCTGTACTTTGATTTTTTTGGCATAAACTCTTTGATCTTCACTTCGGCTTGAACTTCATAAAACTGCGAACGAGTCGAGACACGAACCTTAAAATCTCCTGTTCCTGCCAGCTTTGGAATATTTCTGTCGAGGCCAAGCGGATTTTTAGAACCGATCATGTAGAAGTCATCGCCTGCCTGAATGTAATATGCTGGCGCAGCTTTTCCTTCGAGATAGTGTCTCGTTACGAGTTCTCCGATATTCATATTAGGCTCGTTAGCAATATATCGATTTATGCCAGGTTGATTAAAATAGCTTTTCATAACATGAAGAGGCACACAGCCAGGCATTTTAAGCTGTCCCTTATTCGTTGCAATAATAATGGATTTTTCTGGAATTCCTGAATATGCTGCGATGTCTTTGATAAACTTAGCTGCTTGGGAAGATTTGTTTAGGATCTTTACAGTTTCTGCGGCCACAGGTGTAGTGTAGGTAGTCTGCCACTTTCCATCCATATAAAAACATCTTGGATTGGAAAGGTTATCTCCGTGAGACATTTTCACTTCAAGCCACACTGTAGTCCCGTTACGAGTTACCTGAACATCAGCATACTTAACGTCACGACCTTGTGCTGCTTTAGTATTCGGTGCAGAATTGATAGCCGCAGCCACATCTTTTTCAAACTTATCTGATGCTACACTCATAAAAAACTCCTTTATGATATTTATCAAAAACAAAAAAAGGCCTTCCCTTGAGCTGTCGCATCAGAGGGGAAGGCCATGTTAATCTTATTTATAATGTTATGCTGCTACAGCAAACCATTCTGGAATTGGACGTTTAGTCCATGCCATCTTGAATCGAGCTTGCTTCGTCTGATAGAACTTGCGATATGAGCCTACGATATCATTGTAGTCGATGCACTCAGGATTGGCCTTCATTGCCAACGGCTGAGGAGTCTTGTAACCGACAGGAATATTACGAGGCGGGTTCTTCAGAGCTTCTCGAAGCAAAGTATCTGTGCTATGAACCTTGCCATAGCGATACGTATACTCGTCACAAAGGGCTACAAAGTGCACATAGTGCCAGTTGTAGTTGTTATTACTTTGTGCGGTCCAAATCGTGCAAGGATGGTGCATATGCACTGCACGATAGAACGTATCTTCGCGTTCGTCCGGTAGAGTCCATGCCTTCGACATCGTCTTACCAGACTTTGAAGGCACGCGTGTCTCTACACCGTCGAGCATACGATGTGCAGTCGAGAGCATTTGAGCACTCTCGACGATCATCTTCACGACATGCTTGTCACACTGTAATTGTGCTGCTTTGACAGGATCACTGTCAAGAATGAATAAATTCACGGCCACATTTCCTTATCGTTTAACATTTCATCGCGTTCCTCAGGAGTATTCCTATTGGTAAGGATACCATACACTGTAACTCCAATAATGAACACTATAAAAACGAAAAGTGTCACAGTCCAGCTTTCTTTACGAGATCTTTATATCCACGCCACGATGGATGGATATCATCAGGTTGAACATACGATGTAGCAATGATACGATCTCCATAACTTACAGCGATGCTCTTGACTACGGCGTTGATTCCGGGTTTGCAAAAGCCTTTGTTACAAGGAGGCATAATCCATACTACATTGCCTACCTTAACACGAGTTCTAATTTTTGTCAACTCTTTTTTCGTATTCACACCGCTATGGTCGTTTGTTCCGAGGCTGATTACGATTGTCTTGGCTTCGAGTGGAGTCTTACCCCACTTCTTGTTCCATTGCCACGTGTTATATCCGCCCTTCGAATATGATACACATTCTTTCGGAGCAAACATCTTCGTTCCAACGGCGATCGAGTCGCCCATAATCAAACATTCTAACATCAGACTTGTATCCCTGTTACTTGTTTCAGATACTGAGTGGCTACGTTTTGACTGGTCTCGGTTGCACCGACAATGACAGTGTCAGAGATTACGACGTTGTTATCAGGAGCTGACATCATCCATGGCATCATAGCAAAACCTTGAGGTCCCATACCAACTGTACGAGGCTTCAACAGTTCAGTGACACCACCTTCTTGCTTGACACGAGCAATGAGTTCTTCGCCCGACATGAGCTTAATTGTATATACTTTATTCTGTTCCATATTTCACCTTATTAATCCAACTAAGTTTAAGATCTTCATCCCACTCTTTGAGATAGTCATTATCCTCATCGAATAGACGAAGATACTCTTGCTGATCGATCTCACGAGCATAACTGATTGTCTCGTCAAGATGCAACTGAGAGAACTCGTGAAGATTGCCTTCGTTCATAGTGACTTCATCTTTAGCATCGGATGCATTATTCGCCTCAACGACGTAACGCATCCGAAACATGCTGATAGCTTCTACGAGATACTTAGGCATCGTCTTTCAGTCCCATTTTTACCAGTTCGGAAGGAGTGGAATACCACTTCAGCATAAGAGCGAGTGCATCGATGTGCTTTTGGATTTCTGCATCATCTGCTTCGATATCGCCCCAGACAAAAATGTTTCTGCCCTTACCAAGATCGTCCTTCAAAGTTTCCCACGTATTACGCAGCTGTTCAACAACGATATGATCGACAGTTTCCCAATCAAGTTCTACAGTAAATTTAGACATAATCAATACTCCTTTTCAACAATAATAGAACAACACTTGCCACCAAATCCAAATGAATTAACAAGAACCTTCTTGACGTCAGTCTCGATGTTCTCTGTCACCACATCCATATCAGTGTCTTGACAACCAGCGGTATGAGGAATCACGCCGTTCTGAATAGACAGTACACTATAAATCGTTTCAAGTACACCTGCCGCGGCGAAAGTATGTCCAATTTTTCCTTTATTGGAATAGATCGGTGCATCAGTAAACTCGCGAACCACGTCATACTCTACCACATCTCCGAGTGGAGTGCTGGTTCCATGTGAGTTGACTGAGTCGACTCCTTCGAGATCCAGCTTCTCCAAGCAAAGACGAGCTCCGGCTCCAGAAGGTGCAGTCGGATCGTGTGCATCTGAAGCATTCGAAACTCCAGTGATACGAGCATAGACCTTCGAACCCATCGCTTCGGCCTTTTCTCTCGACTGAAGGATGATGCAACCTGCGCCTTCGCCCATAATAAAGCCGTCGCGATTCTTATCGAATGGCATCGACTTCGAACCGATTGCTTTGATAATCGAGAAGAAGTAGAGATCCATATGATTTACGCCAGCATCAGAACCGCCTACGATCACATAGTCATACTCATCGAGCATTCGCATAGCATATTCGATGCTTACCAAACCTGTAGCACAAGCAGAATATACCATGGTATTGATACCAGTATATCCATACTTGATTGAGATTTGGCTGCAGAGATAATCCTTCGTAGAGCGAAGGATCTGCTTAGGCTTTTGCTTTCTGCCTACGGCGTCTAGCTTTGCTTTAAAGGAATTTCCACCTGTCAAAGTCGAGAAGATGACGCCTACGCTTGAAGAGTGTGGTAGACCAGCCATATGCAAAGCTTGCTCGACTGCATGCATACCATATGCTACAGTACGAGGTTGCAATTCTTGGTCGATCTCGACATCAGGATAGAAGGCAGTTTTTACCTTAAGAGTGTGACCTTCATGTACATGGGGTTCAATAGGTTTATGGAAGTCTCGATCGTTAAGCATATTCTCCCAACAATCGATGGGATTATCGCCTAACGCATCGATCATTCCAAAACCGACGATGCATGCTTCCTTCATTAGAGAGCTCCAAAGTAGTTAAAGGTTTGCTGCTTTTGTCGAGTCAGCTTAAGACGAGAACCATCCTTGGATCGATACTCGAACGTACCAGTTTCGCCATTGATATTAATCAGTTCAGACTGGTCGAACGAGTAGCCTTCACAGCCATCGAATTCATCAGGCCCATCGATATCTTCATCGTCATTAAGTTCAATAAAGATGGAGTTGCTAGCCAATGGATTGCGATGCCACATTTTAGTGTACAGGAACTTATCATCGACTTGTTGGCCATTTTCGGTAAACAGCTCGACCTTGAACTTGGCCTCATCACGACTATCATACTCGGGCTTGGCATTCAGGAGTCGCATGACTTCCTGTGGAGTCTCACCGTAGCGGTTCATGTCTTCGACCATTGCCTTCAGCATGTCAAAGTTGAACTCAGTAAACAGAGTAGCGATCTTCGTGATCTGATCGATATGAGACTTATCCTCGAGGTTATCGTTGCAATATTCAACTATGAACTCGGCCGTCAGACCCTTGAAGTCAATCATGTAGAAGATACGACCGGGCCGATTACGCATATGTTGGTCGATACGCCACTTGTCATTACAAGTCAGAACGAACAGCTTCTTCGAAGGAAACACACCGTCGAGCAGAGTCAGGATAGCTTCCTGCTTCTGATGGTTGTAGACCTTCTCGAACTCGTCGAACAGGATAATGCATGGCTGATCGATGTCTGCAAGGAACTTATTGAAAGCATCGCCAGTCCAGTCATGATTAATGATGATGGTAGGAATACCAAGCTCGTAGCCGAGAATGGAAAGCTGCTTTGCAAGCAGAGTCTTACCAGAACCCTTCTCGCCAGTTAGCATGACACCAGTGCTGGAAGGACGATCGGCAAAAGTACGATGAATACGATCAGCATGCTTCAAACAATCGCCGTAGTACTTACTCAGCGGCTTGAACTTATCAGTTTCCTCGAGGAACAAATTACCAAACTGATCTTGCTTGATGATGTAGTTACCAGCAGGCAGCAACTCATGGAGATCCAGTGCAGCTTCGTCAGTTACACGGTAAGTATTACCAGTACGTAAAAAATAAGTCATTCTACAACCTTCTTATAACGATTAATTGTTCCATCTGCTTCTTCAACCATAATCTCATCCATACGAGGATTATGAGCTAGAATTCTTTGTTCACCTTCGGCGATCACTCGACCAGCTTCACGAAGAGTACGCATCACTGCATTGGCGATGCCTTTAGTATTACGACCGCTATCCATAGCAAGGCCAGCAGCATCAGCACAATCAAAATATAACTTGTCTGGCAGTGACCAAGACAAGTCGACGGCGTTTTCAAAGTCACCTACACGACGCAGGTAGTCCTGACCGCCATCTACCCATACAGCACCGCAAGTGCAATTTACAAAGTCATGACGATGCTTAGAGACGATGAGATCTCCACATGACAAACAATTTACTGCGTTCTGAACAATCATTCTGCTATCACCTTTTCGTGCACTTGTGTAATGTGCTTACATTTATTATAGAAGTTAAAACCAGGACAGTCACACACCCAACCTTGATCGAGCATCGTGACGTGATACTGTTTGCCTTTACAGTTTATATATGGCCATGTCAGACCGACCAAATGGTGGTCGTAGAACTCCAATCCAGGCAATGCCAGTGGAGTACGAAAGGCGGAATAAGTTGGCGTATGGTCAATCATAGGTTCACCTTACTACAAAAAATTAATTTTGTAAACCCCCTAAAGCGAGGAGAATTAAAATAACGAAAAGAAAACCATAGAGGGCAAATCGGAAAAAAATCTTGGCGACCTTAAGTCCGATCCAAAGAAAGAGACCTAAGATCGCCAAGAACGGCAACGATGAGAGGAGGAACACGATGCTCAACCGCGTCTCTTACCAGTTGCCGGATCGGCCGCTTCAGACTTGGAAAGGACAACAAGTCCGCCTTTGTTATAGGCTTGGCCGATGATATAATTGCCGCTGACGGCAAGCTTTTCTTTCTCGTAAGAGGAATTCTTTGCGTAGTGTACACCGATCTCGTTCTGAGATGGGTACTTCTTACGATGATCTGATACGTTGTACTGAGGCATCGGAGTGCCACGAAGTTTAGGCTTGTAGTTGCCTGCACGATACGCTTGATATTCTTCGAACGTCTTCGGCTTGATGCCATTACGCTTACAGAACTTACAGTCTTCGAGCCAAGCCAAACCAATTTTGGTATACTTGGACGTCGTCATTTTAGACTTACGCTTGCCATGATGAGTGGTAGTGTAAGCAGGACCAAGAAGATGCATTGTCATAATATAATTTCCTCCTGATTCTGGT